ACTTGTTCCAAGTTTACTCAATTGTGCCACTGCCTTTGCAGCATCCGCAACCCTACCAGCTTTTCTGGCGGCCTTATATGAAGCCAGAGCAGCAGATATAGGTGCAGATGCTAATCCTCCTGAGTACGCTGTACCAAGGGCACCTGCCCCCATTACACCCCAGTCTAGGAGACCCCAAGGATTAAATCCTTCTTCTTTCGTCCAAGGAGATTCTGGTTTAATAAGATCCCACGTAAGATTTCTTGCACCTGCAGTTTGATCCCACCAACCTTCATTCTCAAACAAGGATGGATCACTCTCCATGGCCTCTTCTGCTAATAAAGTCATAAACTCGTTAGCAAATGTCTCGTCCTCCATAGCACGATTCCAAATACTATCAGGAATTGGTAGATCAGGATAACTCTGGGCCTGTCCTCCATTCGATAAGCCAACTATACCACCACTAGATACATTTTGTACTGGAAGCTCTCCCTGCGAAAGTCCTTGTTCTTGTCCCCCTGCAAACGGAGACTCCTCTCCACCTCCTCGTGACTCTGCTACAATCTTTGAAACTATATCTGGTTCAGGAGGAGCTTTTAATCCTAACTTTTGATTTTCTTCTTCTGCTTTTCGTTTCTGATCTAGTACGGCTTTATTTTTCTTAAATCTATTTCTTATGCCTAGCTCTGCACCTGCAGGCAATGACCCAACAAGATCTGTGGCTGCAGCATATGGTCCTGGAGGAGGTTCCCCTTTAGCTACTGCTTCCAAAACAGATGTAGGAAGGTCAGATGCATACTCGGCTCTTTGTGCAAAAGAAAGAATAGCCATTAGTTCTGGCCTCCATTTCCAGTAGAGCCACCATTTTTATATTGATTATATAGTGTCATCCCCTTAACCCCTGCACCCAAGAATGCATTTAGATCGCTTGGCACTCCAGTGTAATCAGTTCTTGCTTGTATGTTTTGATATGGAAGAGCACCCATCGCATTAAGTTGCCAGTTAATATTCTGACGATTCTGGTTCTGTTGATTCTGCCAATCTTGATAGCCCATATTCATTGACTGTTGCTGTAACGCTCTTTGCTGGGCACCGACGTTCTGCATAGCATTCAGCCTTTGTAATTGCTGTGCTTGCTGCTGTTGGCCAAGATTTGCCTGCCTCGTACCTAAGGCACCCATCTGTGCTCCTATGCCACCCATCTGACCCAAAGCTCTTTGCTGTGCCCCTAATGCATCCATCTGCTGACCCATCAACGCACCCATAGTGCCGTAACCAGCCTGGCCTAACGCACCCGCTGCTTGCTGAGCTTGTAACTGTTGTCCCTGCCCAGCCATCTGAGCAGCCCTGTCAGCCTGGAATGCCTGCTGTGCATTTGCGAATGCATCCTGTTGTGCCTTGCCAATAATACCAGCAGCTTGTTGTGCAGTATCTCTAGCTATTTGTGCAGACTGAACACCTTCCCTCATTCCACCCAAGTTGCCAGAAGCTGTAGCTTGGGCACCAAGTTCTTCACCCTGCATTTTTTGGAACTCTGCTAATTGTGCTAATTGTGGGTCTGTAACGCCTTTGGTGTACTGAGACATATAATCACCCATATCAGTGCTACTTTGTTGAGCAGGGCTACCCATCGACGCTCCTAACGTACCCATAGCAGTTGCACCTTGCTGTGCTGCACCAAGAGCACCTGTAGCATGTCCACCGAACTGCCCACTCATTGCACCATAGGCTGGCATCAACGAACCTATTCCCTGTGCCGCACTACCCATCATCCGTCCCGCCTGACCCATCGTTCCCCCAGCTTGCTGAGTACCTTGTGGCCCGCCAGACATTCCGTAGTTAACTATGCCCTGTTGTGCCATGGCTTCGGGACCAGTAAACCCAGCAATTCTTTGTCCACCATACTGCTGATAGGGCCGTTGCCCTTCTTGTACAATTCTATCAGTTAAATCTGCATACTGTTGTCCAACCGCTGGATTAACTGTAGAGGCTTCAACAGTAGTTGTTTCAGGAGCCATGCCACCATCTTCTAATCCTATAATACCACCATTAGATGCTTTTTTTAAATACGGGTATTGGATTTCGTGACGACGATCTCGTGGCCTTAAATGCGGAGGCAATGTATCTATTTCAGGAATTGGAAGGTGGCCTCTCATGCTTTCTCTAAGCTTATCAAGTAAATCATAGATATTAGTAGGATCTTCTCCTCGCTCACGCATCTTGTTTTCTAAATCATAAAGATCTTTCTCTATACCTTCCCAGGTACGACTTTTTGGTGGTCCACCCAAGGGCTTCGGCCTCGCATTCGGGACATCCCATTTTTGAGGAGCCTCGAACATCCTTTTAGTCCGTTCTCGACGGTCACGAAACGCACGATATTGTTCAGGTATGTGTTTTAAGGGGCTAGGCGGAGCCATTCCCCTAACTCTTTCGAGTATATCTAGAATAGACTCCCACTTACTCGGATCATCTTCTATTTCTCCACCAACTTGATAACTAGGATAATATTTTTCTTTAGGCATTTTGGCTCAACCTTGCAGCTTCATTAATATGATGTCTAACTTCCTCAAAGTTTACAGGATTATCTCTTCTTAAATTTTCATTTATACTTTCTAGATTTTCTACACCAGCTTTATCCGTAGCAAATCTATTAATCACCATTTCACCACCCGCCACCATGGCTTGAGGAATTACTGGCTCTCCTTCTGCAAGTCTTTTTCTCGTTTCTAATTCTACAAGCCGATCCTCCCTATCATTCATCGTAATATTAGGATCTGAAGAAGGACTTTGCAGGTCCATTATATCTTCTGCTATTTCTTGAATAAGCTGTTCACCAAACATTTGCTTAAAAAGCTCAAGAAATTCCTGCCCTTCTACAGGATTTAATAATGCCCACTCAATCGTATCTCTAATCTCCCTTGTATCCATTCCAACATCCTCTGGTGTCATTGGAGCATTAGCTAAAGTTACAGCCAGCTTTGTATCTACATTTCCGCTTTGACCTTGATAGTCAGGAGGAACTTCTCCTCCATAAACTGTATCCATCGTAGAAATAACTGGACCACCATCAGCACTTCCTGGAACCTGTTGAGGCGGAACTGCTTGTACACCTTTTACACCAGCAGTTGTTGGGTTTCCCTCTGCATCAAAAGTAGGTGTAACATCAGGTTGCCACTGAGGCGTAGTCGGTTGCTCCTGAGAACTTCCACCCTTAAGCCTTTCTAGAAACGCATCAGCATCTGTACCAAACCCTGACGTAGGCATATCAAATGGATTGTAGCCAGTTATACTACCTAACTGACCTTCTGGATGAAGTCCAGCACGATAACCCTCTGGCATTTCTGGAACATTTTCCCATGGAGCAGGTCCAAGATTAGACTTTCGGTTTATACCTGCAACTCCCAGCATGCCACTAGTATTATCTTTTTGAGGATATGTTTCTTCTGTCTTTCCCGCTGCCCTGGCTGCACCAACTTCTTTTTCCTCTTGAGTCTCTGCCTGTTTTTTCTGTCTATCCATTTCTTTTTCTATAAGACCAGCACGTTTATCAACTTCCTCTTGTGTCATTTCCCGTTCACCACTCAATACTTCAGCAGGGACTTCACCGTAAGGATTTTCTGCCTTCTTCTTTGCTTCTATTGCATTCGCTTCATCTTGTCTTTTCTGTGCCTCTGCTGCTGCCTTTTGTTCGCCTGTAGAAAACATTCCTACCTGTGGCACATCAAGCATCGGATCATAGCTGTCGCCTGTTCCTCCGCCCCCTCCATACAACATATCTTCTGTATTCATGCTACCCATTGTATTGGGAACAGCACTAGACAGTTCATCCATAAATGGATTTGTTGGTAAATTACCATTACTCCCCTGTGGAAGTGTTGGCATAGATGCCATTGTATTGGGAACAGTGTTGGACAATTGAGCCATAAATGGATGCATTGGTTCCTCAAACTCATCAAGCTCACCACCTTCCTGTACCCCAATAAGGTCTGAATACCCTTGAGCAGCACTAGATCGTGGCATTATCTCCTTAGGCATTGTTACATGCCCTGGGAACGGAAGAGTTGACGCTGCTCCCGCAGCCAACATATCTGGGTCCCTTGATAACCTATTGGCTATCTCACCTACTAATGGACCATACTTCAACACATCTTCATAACTTGGAATAAGCTCCCCAGCAGCACCCTTTACTCCCTCTAACGCACCCCTCCATCCAGACCCTGATGTAAGTGCTGATGGAGCAGCACCTGGGATTGCTCCAGGATCTCCTGTAAATTCTGCAATTTCGTCCATATAGTCCGCTTGTAGCTCTTCCGCACTTGGTCCCTTCCATCCTTTACGGGCGGCATCTGCAAGTTTTCTTCCAGCATAAGCCGTGACACCCCTCTTTGCCCCTGCACCCAATGCTTCTCTCCAACTAGTTGGTTTCTTTTTTACCGTTCTACCATGAAGAACATCTCCCCATGATTCCTGATCAATGCCCAACTTCTTTTCTAGAGCACCAGTTGCTGCGGCAACAGCGGCTGAAGCCCATGGGCCACCAGGAGTAAACATCGCTGCATAAGGAGCAGCCTTTAGTGCAAATTTACCCAGTCCTTTAAAAAATCCGCCAAGCCCATACCCTGGTATATAACCACCACCAGAATAAATCATAGGTACGGTTCCACCACCTCTAAGACCTATAAGGCCACCCATTCCATATTGTGGAATCATTCCACCATCAGCCGCATGAACTATCTGGTGACCACCACCTTCGCCACCACCAGGCTCTTGCACAGGGGCAGGTGACATTGTCGGTGCAAACCCAGGAGGTCTACCTATAGGCTGTGCAGTTGGTCCTGGCATCGGTTGCATCGGTTGCATCGTAGACATTGTCATCGGAGCAGCACGCATTAGTTGCTGTTGCATTATTTGCTGTTGCTGTTGCTGTTGCTGTGGCTCAACACCTATTGGTTGCCCTAATGGTCTTGCTGGCGGTGGTGTCGCAAGCAAGCCTGTCTGTGGCATTGTTGCCATAGTCATTGGAGCAACTTGATTGAGTGTTTGTTGGGCCTGTTGTTGGGGCTGATAGCTAGGCTGGGGCATCGGCATTCCCATAGAAGGCATTGGATCTCCCATCTCTTCTGCACTACCCATGAAAGGATCTTGCCTGTGTTGCATATAAGCCATATTAACTAGTCTCCACGCCAAACAAGGTGAATGCTATTTCATTGGATGCCGATGACCTAACTGTAACTACATCCGTATCACTTAGTGTCATACCAATAATTATAAACTGTGAATCATTGGCAACCATTGCCTTATCGTAGTAAATGTAATTTTCATTTGCTACGGTTGCACCCAGTGGACGCACCGCCACCCTAAACGTAGGCGTGTTCCCTGTGAGATTGCAGACGACAAGTGAGCTTACTGTAGTCTGAGTATCCTCAGGTACAGTATATAGATCTGCATTACTTGTATTAGCAGGTGCTACTTGTCCCAGTACTTTTAATGTATCAGCCATTACTAGCTCCTAGCAATAAGAACTGATATTTTCGCAACGATAAAGAACTGTCTTTATCTGTTTGAGTTTTAGTAGCAAGTATGTCACTACTTACGTCTTGAAAGTTTTGTTCTATTGTTCTTCGTGATATACCTTCATCTTCTTGCTCGTACTCTTCTGGTGGAATATTCAATCCACGATACGTCTTTAATGTCATCGTCTACTGTCCTCCCTGCCATCAAGCCTAACAAATCCTACACGCCATCCATAACCAGCACCACTACTCTGCACCTTCATTGACACCTGTCTAGCCCTAGCACGAACAAAGCCTTGTGCTGTGCTTGATGTAAATGCTGCCGATGCAATAGATGTTTGTGTATCAGCAGGAAAATTGTGGCCATTAAGACTAATAGTGACCTCGTCTCCTGAGTCAGCATCTGTAAAATAAATATCAGGTATTATTCTATGTATTGACCAAGCTTTATCACCTTCTCCTAAGTCCATATCACCTGTTTCTACATAAGCAGTTATGGCCGATCCATCGTCATCATATCCATTCTCATGGCTGTAAAGAACATTTTCGTAAGCAATCTTTACCGTGCCACCTCCGCCAGTGTCTGCTGTAGCTGTGTCCGCTATTGTAATTGTATAGTTGTCTTCATCTGTCACCGAAACTACATCGTGTTGATTATTGAGAAGTGTTTCGGACAACCCTCCAACGGCTGACGCACCACTAATAATAATAGTATCACCAACACCCAAGCCGTGACCTGTACTAGAAATAGATACATTGCTTGTAGAGCTTGTGTTAGTAGTTATAGGGTTGGCATCAAGACTTTTGCTTAATATAGAAGATGCTAACGGATAGTCTTTTGTGTTCGCCTGACTCCACTTACCACGTATCAGGCTACCTGTATACCATATGCTATCTTCGTAATTGTATATAACATATCTGTCATTTTCACCACTTCCTGACTCAGATGGATAAAACCAAATTACTTCAGAAAAATCAGGATTAGATCCTGCTACAACTTTATGCCTCTGACCTATATCAAAATCTTGAAAAACAGTCGTTAGTACGGTACAATTTAGTTTCTGTACCGAACCCGTATATGTATAAAAGTCTCCTCTATCCATAAAGAAAACCCTACCATTAGCATTTACGGCTGCATTTGGTGAGATCATAGACATTCCTTTTCCTACTTCTGTGAATGAAAAGTAGAAAGGACTTCCGATATACCTCATACTTACTAGCCCAGCATCTGTCCAAATTAATATTTCCTGCCTAGTAGCAAGCCCACCTATAATCTCAGATCCTGTAGATAACTCTTGTCCACCTGCACTATTAGTAGAAAGTGCTTGCCAAGTACCAACGGTTTCTGAACTTGACCACCTAACATTAAGCGGATTAATAGTTGTTGAGTTGACCCCAGTACATCCCAATGCTACTACATGGCGACCAGTTTCAGACATCAATACCTGATAGGCACCGACAGGAGGATAGTAAGTTCCTGCTTTATAAGAAGCATTGACCGACGAACCACCTCCAGTTGTGGTACTAGAAGCTGCATCTCCAGTATCAACTGTAAATGTTCTACCAGTAGGTGTACTTGCAATAGTGAACTCTTGATTAATACTGTCAGCGGCCACACCACCAACATCAGCCGCTCCTGACAAGGTAACCTTATCTCCAACGGCTGCTCCATGACCACCTCTATCTGTAACCGTTATAACACTAGAAGTATTATTAACAGATATAGGATCAGATGTTAGATTTAGCGTTCTTCTAACAACCTCTTCAAGCGGTTTAGCTCTAACAGTAACACCGTCACTTTCATCCCAGTAATAGATCTTACCCTGTCGAACACATGCAAGCATATCTTCGCCAAAAGTATCCAGGGACCACAGACGTAATTGAGTAGCCTGACTCAGACTGGATGCAGTACCAAATGTACTAGATCCATACGTGCTTGATCCCCATCCAGCACCATCAACATACATATCCAAACCAGTATTAATCTGGAACGCAGCCGTAGCACTAGAACCTCCAGCATTTGCCGTTGCATTAGCTTTTGATGCACACATAACTCTAAACTTAGTTGTAGGAGCGGTTGGTGCTGCACCACCAGAAGGCGGGGCACCCAATGCAACAATACGATGTTCCTTGTTTATCTCAGCGGCATCAATAGCACTAGAAGTGGCTGCATTCGCAATAGTAACATAATCTCCAACTACCGCACCATGTGCAGAAGAAGTAGTAATTGTTATAATTGATGTTCCATTAACCGTAGCTATTGGATTAGATCCTAAGTTTACACTACTACGTAACGGAGTAACATCGTAATAGCCACCACCTAATGCTACATAGAGTTTTAAATGGCTTCCAATTCCTACATATTTACTTCCGCCATCCGTAACCCAATCATGTACAGATCTAGCTGTACCAAGAAATGAGGCAGCTATAAACTTTACCCACCCGCCAAGCTTTTCAGCAAAGCCTTTTCTAAACCTTACCTTGTCTGTGTCATACCAAGTACCCTCTGCGGAGTACCTAGTACCATCCGTAAAAACTCCTGGCTTGGGAGAAATTTTTATAAAGCTCATACTATTCTTTTTGTTTAGCTTTTTTTCTGGGCATTTATATTCCTAACAGTAAAATGTGGTTTATCGCCATCTAAGTGACCTCCCACAATATTTTCCCCATTAATATTAGCCGCAAGCAATGCAAAGTTTAAATTACTTTGAGCTTCGTTAGTTGCAGCCAATAAGACTTTAAATAAATCTGCCTGCTCAACAGAAAGGTATACATTTGTAGTCCCCTCTACTGTCTTGCCATTAGTCTTTTTTGCTTGAGAGCCTTTCTTTGAGATTGGCTGTTTCTGCTTCGACTGATGCGAGACGTTCTCCATGTGTATCCACCTTTGTTCCGATGCGATTTACAGTACGCTCTATCTGAGCGAGGGACTGTCTAGTCCCATTTAATCCAGCTTTAACTCCGCCATAAGCGGCCCCTGCTGCTGCTGGTATAGCGAGCAGAGATACTAAATTCATCATTTCACTTTCCATGCTATAGGTCTTCAACTTCTTCTGGTTTTTCACGTTCAAGGATTGGCCTTCCATCGCTATCCGTCCATTCCGTATCATACATATGTTGATCCTGACGTTCAGCTACTACCATCCATGACACTGTATCAGTACAGTCGCTCTCTTGGCATTCAATAGTCAAAGTGCTTCCAGATACAGAACCCTTAACCATGTGCCAGCCTGTCTCGTTTGTAGTAAAACAAGTAGCATCTCTACACAATAATTCCCAAGTTCCAGCAGTCATTCCAAACTCAGCGTCCATTTCTACCGTAGCCTGTCCACCTACAAGGTCTACCTGTCCACGATAAATTAAGTCGGCTCTTGGTCCCTCAATAAACGAATGATATAAATCATGCGTATCTTTCATTGAAGGCAATGGATGGTCGATCTTAAAACTACCCGAACCCTTGGCTAATGCTCCTCCGACAGTTACATCCTGTCCAGAAATCATTAGTGCATAGCTACTGTGGAGTGTGGCGTTGCCAGTCAGATACCACTTCTCATCAGCACCCCTGACTCCATGTTGCCAGAACTGCGTTCCGCCTTCGGAGTATTCAACCGTTCCTGTGGCACCCCCTGCGTTAGCGAGTATCTGGATAGATGGATTTCCTCCATCTGATGCAAATTTGAAGTTGTCTGACCCTTCAGTGGTAAAGCATATTGTATCTCCAGAACTTTCACGGATATAAGTATTGCCGCCATTGTCTAGCCAAATTTTATTAGTGGCTGGAACTCCAATGCCAGCATCAGTTACAAACAAAGATGCCGTGCCACCAGCTACTACTTGAACCGAATCGGCTGAAGCTTCGTAGATGTAGCTATTACCGCCACCATCTAGGTAGAGTTTTTTTGTAGCGGTCATTATCACATCTTGATCTTCAGTAACTGAAATTGCAGGAGTAGTTCCTACCGTAGAACCAACACCTATTACTAGGTCGTCTGCTGAATCATCCAGCCCTACATAAAAGTCTTGAGCATTTCCATCGAAGACTACCTTAGTATCAACTGCTGAAGCATCTCCAATGGTTAATGAGTCATTGTCTAGGGTAAGAATACTATTTGTTCCTACTGTAGAACCAACACCTATTACTAGTTTGTCAGCACTATCATCCAAGCCCATATAAAAATCTACAGCGTTACCATCGTAGACAAGCTTGGTATCCTCTGCTGTCCCATCACCTATCGTTACAGTTGCAGCAGGAAATACAACTGCTTGGTCCTCATCTATAGTAACGGCTGGTGTAGTTCCGACTGTGGAACCAAGACCTATAACTAGATCGTCTGCTGAATCATCCAATCCCATATAAAAATCTTGAGCATTTCCATCAAATACTAACTTGGTATCTTCTGCCCCAGCATCACCAATAGTGACAGTTGGAGTCGTTCCTGTAACTGTAATTCCTGCACCAGCAGTAACGGCACCTGTAAGTGTACTTGCACCAGCTACAGTAAGTGTGCTACTTAGTTCTAGGTCAGCAAATGCGTCAATAACAGCCGCCCCAGAGCCAGCACCATCTGTATAAACTGCTGCTACATTACCATTACCTATGGTGATATTAGCACCACCACCTTGACTGATAATAATATTCTGTGAGCCACTCGTAGCGTTCTCAATAAACCACAGTTTATTAACATCATTTGGTGCAAGAGTAATTGTACAGGCAGAGTCTAAGGTTCCTGTGTACTTAAGGAAGATTGCTCGACCTTCGTCTGCTGCACCATTTGCTATCGTAGTGGTATGACTGTCAGCGTTATCAGTAATGGCTTCTGTGCCAGAACCAAACGCATCGGCTATTAGCTCTAAGTTTGTATTGGTCTTGGTGCCCCAAGTACCGTCTTCGCCACCTGTGGCAATTTCATATAGTCTTAAATTATTATCATACGACATACTTATCTCCTTCCTAAGACATCTAACATGGGTGTCCCTGGTTCAGGTTGATTATCAAAAAACTGTTCAAAATCTAAATCGGAAGACATTATTCCTAAATCTGGTCCTAGAAAGTCGCTATAATACCGTATTAATTCTTCGTCTGTAAACTCAGGATCTTCAAGCAATTGTCCACTACCCAATTTTTCTGGAGTAACTGCAATCTCCAAGGCATCTAGAGGACCCAGGGGTATCGCTTGCAACGCTGTGTGTATTGCCGTCTTACCAGCCAATGCACCAAAAGGAAGTATACTCATCAATTTAGTGTCAAGTGGTCCTGGGCCTGTCAGCCTAGCCCCACGACTTGGTACAGGAGAATCTGCTTTTATTTCCTGTAACGCTTTATGAAGATCCATATTGACCCTTGGAGAAGAGATCTTTTTCTCCCTATTAGCCTGTGCTATTTCTTCTGCAAATTCTTCATCAGACATTCTGTCTATCCATTGATTCAAATCTCTATATAGTCCCTCCGTAAAAGAAACATTAGGATCATCGTACAGGTTGCTAATAGATTTAGGATAAAACCATCTTTTAGATTTTTTTCCATATAACAGTTCATCTTGCCAAGTACCAACATCATCCGACTCATTTAAATAATCTAATAGCCCTTGAAATGCTCCAGGATTAGTTTCTGCTAATTGCCTTAAACGAGGACCCATTAGTTTCGCATCGTCTCCGAAATAGTCCATAGTCAAGTTATCAAAAAAATCACTTCCTGCCCAATCGGCAGCAGTTAGGGGAGTGCCGTCCAAATGGTATACCCCTTCTCCCCAGTCGACATCAGGTTTTGACATCTTTAATTGTTTTGTATCGGGGTCTGTAAACATCCCACCACCTGCAGCTTCCGCTGGAGCCGTAAGAATGCCCCGATTGACAAAGTCTTCAATATCATCTATGTCAACACCCTGTGATATTAGCTTTTCTATTTCCTCCATTCCTTCCCAATCAATTTGATTTAAAAAATCTGCATCATCCAGGGCACTCCACTTATTGCCTTGACCAGTTAAACCTTCAGGACCAAGATCTGTTATAAAATTACCACTGCTAGTGAGATATTGACCCTCGTGAAGCGGATTTAAAAGCTGTTCAGAAAGACGTTGTTGCTCACGATAGGTACTTATAATTTTTCTTAATCTTTTTTTCAACTCACTAATTCTATCGCCTTGAGGAGGGGTCTCACCACCTTCCTGTAAGCTCATAATTCCCTGTTTCATCATCGCCCTATAGGCTCCCAGTCTGGAGTTTGTGAGTCACTAACAGATGACCAGCTAGGAGTTTGTGAATCAGAGACCTCAGACCAACCAGGGGTCTGTGAATCTGAGACATCGGACCAACCAGGAGTCTGTGAATCTGAGACTTCCGACCAGCTAGGAGTTTGTGAGTCATCTATTAATCCCCATACATTTACACTTGGTGTTCCCGTTGTACCAACTACACCTACCGCATCTATTTCAACTGATCCAATAAAAGTCACACTTCCTACTGCACCAGTTCCAGCTAATCCAGTAACATCAACATTGCCATCACCTGCAACTGTTACTGATCCTAATCCACTTGTTGCAGCCAGGCCAGTAGCTGTAATTGATACATCTACAGTTACTGATACCGAGCCTAGTGCACTCGTTCCAGCCAAACCTGTTACCGAAAGATTTGCATCTCCCGCAACACTAACCGATCCTACTGCACTTGTTCCAGCTACTCCCGTTAAGGTAACATTTGCTGTACCCGTTACCGTAACGCTTCCTACTCCGCCCGTTGCTGCCACTCCCGTAGAAGTAACATTTGCATCTGCGGTTACTGATACTGATCCTACTGCACTTGTTCCAGCCAGTCCTGTAACTGTAACATTTGCATCGCCTGCAACTGATACCGAACCTACTGCACCTGTGCCTGCTATACCTGTTACTTCAACAGGTATGGGGTTACCCCAAGTACCAGAACCCCATGTAGATCGGCCCCAACCTGTTACATTTGCCATACTAGGCTATACGAATTATCGCATTACTCGCATCTGCCGTAGGAAAAGCAACCGTGAACGTACCAGCAGTAGCTGTCTTTAGTGCACTAAAGTCTAAAATAACGACAGCCGCATCACCCGAATGACTATCATTAAAAATCATTGCACCCATAGCTGAAAACGTAGCAGTGGACCATGAAGTATCTGCAAAGTCAGTATAGGCGGTCGTGCCGCTCGTCGTAGGATCTACACGAGTTAGTGAATTTCCTTTTGCAGTATAGGCAGATCCTGCGTCATTAGTAATCTCATTAGAACTGGTATACGCTGTAGTAGCAGCAGTGAATGACGCACTGTCTGTATACAAAGCCATCCTAAAGGTATTGCCACCTGTATTTTTAAAATTGTGACCACCTTCCATCAATTCTTTTTTGAAAGAGGTACACATAAAATTTCCTGAAAATGCCATTATAGTTTCTCCACTGAGTTAGCCAAGTCATTATGACCTGCTGACCTCAACAGGGTAATGACCTTAGAGCGATCTTCTTTTATCGCTTCCCATATAAAATACTGCACTGCCTTATGAATATAAGCTTTAAACTCTTTTGCTTGTTCAGCAATGGTAGGGTGAGCATCCTTTCCTACAGAAATAATCATATTTGAAGCCCTTTCCGCCCAGTGGCTTGGGCCAAGGTTACCATTACTGCTTGTAGTAACCGTTACGTTTCCTACCCCTGAGTCAATATCAAACATTAGTCATGTCCTAGTAGTGCATTCCATATCATTTCTTCGTCTGATAACCCACCAGTGTCTCCTTTCATCTGTCTTAGAAATTCATCCTCTCCAGCACCTAACTCATCTGCTGCTGCTGCATGATCAAACGCATATCCAGCCATAATACCTGGGAGTCCGAGGACAGATAACACTCTACCTACTTTTCCTTTAGGGACTAAACTTTTAATTCCTTTGGCCCTATCTAACAATCTCTGCATATAATCATGAAGCCTTCCTAAGATCCTTTGATCTAGCTGTTGATTAAGTGTAGGAATCGCACGTGCGTCCTCTGCCTTAAACATATCCTTTATAAGATCTCTTCTATATCGCTTGGCTCTTGCCACCATCCTTTTATCAATGTCACCGTATTCCTCGCTAGTAATGCCTTGACTAGCCTCATGATACATCTCAGACCAGTCAAAATCTAACTCAGACATAATGTCTTTTCTTCTAGACAGCATCTCTTTTAAAAATTTTAGTCTATCGGGGTTCATTATTTTATATTTATCCTTGGAGTACCATCTCTATATTCGTCCCCAGTCATTCGTCCTTCTGCTTCTATCTTTAACAACTGTAGGGCTTCTGTATATCTTTGGTTATAAAGTTGCATTAAATCTGCTTCACCCTTCATGTATGTATACGCTTCAACAAGTGATCCGTAAAGTAATGCAGTATCTGCGTTTGTGCCTAACCATGATGTACTAGAGTCATCGCTAACATTAACTATAGAGTTTGGCATGTAGTAATAATGCAACTCAGTTACATAGTTTGCATCAGGAGTTGGCCCAACAATAAAAGTATCGCTTGCAAAAATACCATAGTACTTTGGCGTTCCTTCTGTAGATGCATTTGGATAAGTAGATCTAATAAAATTAGCATCTTTGTTTAATAAGAATATCTGGTTACTAGAACTTGTTATAGATAGCGACAAAGGAAACAAAAAGTCTGTAGGCATTGCCAAGTAGGCACTTCCATCTGTCATTGTACCTGCAACGTTCTTTCTGTTTACTGGTAAGTTTGCAGAACGATAGATTCGTTGTTCCGCTTGTTTTACGAATGTTGGTATGGCAGCAGTAAAATCCGTACCAGTATTATTTGTATAATCCTGTATGGCACTCTTCAACTCTCCATAATTCATGTAGTCACCTTTACCATTCCCACGCTGCCTCGTGCTACTAGGTTCCCACCTCCACCACCATTACCATTACCCACTGGGTCCCAAGCAGTTAATTCTCTACTATTGTCTTGTGCTATATCTGGTCTAGCATTTTGCAATGCTTGCGGGTCTGCATAGTCGCCTAATCTGCCCAAAAAGTTTTGAGGCTGGTCCTCATCAAGCACATCACGACCAACCATAAGGCCAGTCATACGACCCGCTTTCACCTGAGGAACCAAATCCTTTAATTTATATCTAAAGCCCGTGCGATCACAAAAGCCGAAAGCATACTTGCCATTAGCAAAACGTGCCATTAATAACCCCCTGGCACAAAGTGTACAGACGCTCGGTCACGATCTTCGGACTGAGCGAGATCCCATTGAAACTCATACTCCTGCTTTAATTCCATGGAACGTGCAAAAGCTTCTGGGTATTTTTGTGAAATACGAAACGCCAATCCAGAAACTAATGCAGGTAAGAATCGTGCAGGAACATCAGGGTTGGTAGAACCTACTGAGCCAGTGTCTTCTATTCGTCTAATCTTTTGATATGCAAGAGTGTAGACCTTATCTGGTGTAGGCCAAAGGTATGCAACAGGTGCAGCCCTTTGCTTATCAATGTATATGTTTACAGGTCTACCTTCAGTAAGCTTATTAGGAATAGTGGAGTATTGAGATACACTAAATCGTGAGAGAGGTAGATCACTTTGTGATGTACCCGAACCATCTCTAATCCAGTATTCTATTAAATCAACTGTATCAGAAGGAAGTGTAACGGTTGAGGTACTAGCAGTAGTGCTTGAAGTACCTTGTTCTACACACCAAAAATTTAGACCACGGTTAGCCCACTCAAGACTAAGAAGGTTGAGAGATCTGCGAGCAGTCTCTATGTCGTAGCCTGTCTTGCTCTGTAAGCCACACCGTTCAAATGCTTCTTCGATAACCTCTGATATATCTAAATTAAATGTTGCTGTTCCCGAAGTAGCCATTATTCGTAGCTCTTAGTCATCTTCAGCATAACTGCATACCGATCTCCGCTACCAGCCCCTGTAGTGGTAAACATTATATCGCCAGTTGGACTGGACGCATTATTGATTAGAGGTCCAGCAGATCTAAAGTCGAAATATCCATATCCACTAAGAGTCCAAGCAATGACATCTGTGGATGCATCCCACAGTAAGTCTACACTCATGCCATTACATTCATACCAGATACAGTCAATGGTTACTCCAGTACATGAAGCACCTGAACCCGACTGAGTTTGGAGTGCGGAAACGTCCACCTTCTTAACAGCAGATTCACCACTGCCATCGGATATGTTGGTGAACTTCATAACAGCGACTTTGTCGCCATCTTGCAAGGTTTGCGAGGTTACTGCATCAGCCATCTAAATCTCCTTATGGGTACGGGAGCTTTCGCTCTGCCCATAGCCGAAGATGTAGTCACCCACCCAGATAGATGGGTGACCCTATCTTGTTAATTACGATTGATCTGTAAACGCAGGTGCGTCTGCACCTTGTGTGTAACCCCAAATAATCCAATTCGTTGAATCTTTTGCTACGATATTAATCTCCATGAGACCAAAATCAGTAAGGGTTAAAATTGAGTTGGAGCTACCATTTGCGTACACGGACACACTGTCCGCATCAGAATCTATATGGACAACTCCACCGATGAAGTAGTTAGCATCAGCACCAGTATCAATAATCAGATTCTCTGCTTCTTCTGCCGCTCCACCGTAAACAAACGTAAAAGACACACCCTCAGCAGGACTGGGAAGTGTCAGTGTACGATTACTCCCAATGGCTGGAACTACAACAACCCTACCACCATGAGTGGCAGCAGTTATCGAAGTATCAGCATCGGATAAGGTTACAGGTGCAACCTGCATCCCTGAACCGTCATAAGTAAAAGATGTTGTAACTGCTCCAGTCGATGAGTTTTTCGATACTACCTCAAACCCATTTTCTGATCGGACTGGTCCTGAAAAAGTTGTGTTAGCCATTTAAGTTCTCCTGTCGTGGCCAGTGTCTATCGGTTTGCCGATAGTCAGGGAATAAATAATAAAGAGGCAGGGAGGCCGACCCGTCGGATTAAGGTCAGGCCATCCCCACCTCTAGTTCACACTATGCTCCCGTTGTTCCCCAGATCCCTAATGGATCGGAGACACCGAAGCTGTACCGCTCACGAGCCTTGTAGCGAACATTTCCAGTGTCAAAGTCACCGTCCATGCTTGTTTCCAAAGCTACACGATTAAAGTGCTTCATTCCGTTAGGAACGTCTGTCAGCAAGAACCATGCGTCAGTATCGGTTAGATAATGATTTACAACGGTTCCACCAGGTACAACACCCATTGAACGCACAGCGTTAATGTCGTTGTCAGCAGTTCCAGGACGAAGATCAGACTGCATCACCCGTGCCGCAACGAATTGCAGATCAGGTGGGATTACAAGTGTCTGTGGACGAGCAGCGATCATTAGACCACGCTCATCTGTCCACTTGCCAATCTGAATTACCGCAGCCTCAAGAGAAGTCTCATTGAGGTCAGCATGGGTACTGGGCATATTAGCGTTTGTTCCACCACTAACTAGTGGGTGAGACGCACTAAACAAGTATACCCCATCGCCAGACTGATAAGAATCAAAGCCAGTGTTAAGCGGAACTACTGCTTTCACTTGCTTAGTATGGGCCATGGCACGAGCCAAAGCCTTAGTGTAACGAGCCGACAGGGAGTCATAAAGATTATCTTCCATAGCTTCTTCTGTAATAGCGAAGCCCATGGCGATAGTCTCATGGTTGTAGCGAGCCGTGAAGCTCTCCTGTGCAGCGTCGTAAGAAATTGCTGATCCCTCATCTTTAACGGGAGCAGCGTCGAAGCCCGAAAGCTTTACTTCTTCCTCAAAGGACCTATCTGAACTCTCAGTCTCATAGAGTGCAGCATGCTCGTCATCATAACGTGCATACTCCATTCCAAAGAGGGCGTTAAGTCCAGGCAATAGTTCTTTGAGCAGTTGTGCTCTTGATATAGCCATAAGTCAGTCTCCTATTATACGCCAGTGGCGTTTAAGTATGAATGATTAGAGGCTGACCCACTCGACGCGGCATTGAATTTCACAATGACATCAGGGTAGGCATCACTCGCGGTCGTTCCTTTCGGAGGCAAGCTCGTCGGTCCATCGACAAAGTCGAGGATACGAAGAGGAAGCGTGTTCGTGGTAGCTGGTGTTGAAGCATCCAAAGCGTTCTTGGATTTTCCAATCGCAGTGCTACCAGCAGTCTGAACAACAGACGCGTTAAGTCCACGGTCTGTGGTGTTCAGTGCTTCGTCACCTTGCATTTGAAACACGACAAAAGGATCGTCGAGCACATAAGCCATTGCATCGGTTGCTGCGTTTGATGCAGGCCACTGTGTACTAAACGTCTTTTGTCCACTTGTTGGGTCCGTATAAGAGCATCCCATAAAAATACCACAACTAGTCAAGGCAGTAGTACCAGTATCTTTTGCAATCGTACCGTCTGCTGCAACCTTAACGAAATCGCCATTAAAAATAGCGGTTCCATATGTGGTAATAATTGGTAAATGACGCACCTTGCCCGTATATGAGCCTGATGCACTTAATGTACCAATGGGTCTGGCTCCATACGGTGCTGCTGAAGTAGCCATAAGTTTATTACCTTTCTTTACTTTTCATAATTTCGACGTTAGCGGTTACCGCCAAACGCCACACGAGTCTTTCTATCAGGTGCGAGAACTGGCATCCGAGGATCGTTCTCACGCATATAACTGTTGTCAACGGCTTGCATCTGTGAATCAGCGTGCTTCTTAAAATACTCACGCCTTTCCTGTACCACCTCTTCGGGTGCCTTGCAGAGTAGCAGTCCACCGACCTCAATGTTTCCCTTTTCACCCCACTCAGATTTATGATCACTCATAATCTGGAGTTCGGGATGATCTTCAGCACGAACTGGTTCCCAACCTTCCCTAAGTCTCTTGGAAACATTGGTATTGTCCGCACTTCCAACCATTGATGTTCTTATCCACCTAAATACCCAGCCATCTTGTGGGGTGGGATCTGGTAGAGTTGATGCAGGTTCCCATGATTTACTACGAGTCTCATTTTCACGAGCTTCTAGTTCTCTGGGTTTCCTGGTAGCACGCTTTTTAGCCATTAGACCATCTCCTTCATCAGTTGTGTCGCATATTGTTGTGGTGTTAAGCCCAGGCGTTTAGCGAGTCTTACCTGTGTTTGTGTCAATTGTACTTTTCTCTGAATCGCTCCACCACTATTTCTAGAAGCAGGAGCAACTACAGGATTTGCTCTTTTACGAGTAGATGCAGCTTCGACACTAACTTGAGTGTCTCCACCGAAATGCGATGGAAAAACTTCTCCCATACGTTTATCAATTAATTTATAGTACTCATCACTGTCTGGGTCAATACCTTCATTTACAAGTCGCTCATGTACACCATAAGCAAAGCTTGTCATTTCTGTGTCTGTCCCAAACCACTCATTATTCCCCTGCCACTCTACCGCCTTAGGGTCAGGCTCTGGAATAGGTGCTGGATCATAAGGTTGTTGGCTTTCTTGTTGATCCTGCTGGGACATTACATCTTGTTTCCACTTTTCTATAATTTTTCTAGACACAGAAGGTGCATATGCTTGAGCAAGCTGTGCATTAGTCAAATTCTTCTGTGCTTCAGCTATAGCATCCGCATCACCTGACGCATGTGCCTTTTTAAAGTTTTCTTCAGCAAGTAAAAGCTGGTTATCTGCACGATTTTTTGCCTGTTGCGTCAATGCAGACTGAGAATCCTGCACTAACTTCACTAATCTTTGGTTTTCTACCTGAAGTTGCTGTGTATAGTTGACAGCTTCGTTAGATAGCCTTTCCGAAGACTCTTTTGCCCTACGTTCATCGTGAAATTGTTTTTTTAGCTTGTTAATACGTTTTTGAACCTTTGTTCCGTAGTCAGCAAGCTCATCTTCGTCGCCTGTGGCAGATGCAAACCTCTGATCCTCTTCTGGTCGGTCATCAACCACCTCAATATCGACTTCTGCAACCTCAGGCTCAGCCGATTCAGGTTCTGGTGGATCAATTGTCGTTCTTACACCTAAAAACCTGTCTTCATTGCTTGATCTTCCCGTTTCTTCACTCATATTAAGCCCTTTCTATGCCTCTGGGGTCTTCTACGACCGCCTCTACAGTGTCATCATTGATTAAACGAAATTCTTTACCATGAATTTTAATTCTGGTGCCACTGAAAGCCCTAAATATCACCCAATCACCGTCTTTGCAGTAAGGACCAGTAGGAAATCTAGTAAAATCAGAGTAAGCATCGGCACCAGACTTCAATACAAAGCCTACAACGGTAGAAATTGACTCTTCATGCTGGGATTTGTGTGATTTTATGATGCCACCTTCCGTTGTTTCGTCCACTTCAGGAAGTGCAATCAATAATTTGTAACCTGAAGGCTCAGGTAGCTGTGATGCAGTCCGAAGAAACTCTTTTTCTTCAGCAAGTGTCGTATCTTCTACTTCTTGTGCGAGTGTAGTCATGTGACCTCTCGTTAAATTGTGGCATCCTTACGGAAGTTGCTCTTCTAATTAGAAGGTTTTCTTTTTTTACTAACTTTTTTGTTTTTAGGGATTGCCCAAAGCCGTCCCTCTTCATCAAATTCAAAATGAAATGGTACTTCTTCTGGGTCAACCCATTCATCTGCCTCTTCGTCAGAAATTATACCAAAATACTGGGCAAGTCGAATCGAAGTTTTCCACTTCAAGGTTACATATCCCTCAACTTATCCTCTAAATCAATAATTTCTCGCTCTGCATACGCCAAACCCTCTATGACTCCGCACATTTTACGGTATTCCTCCATGTCTGACGCTGAGCCTACTGCCAAATGATCAGCAATTTCGTTCATTTGGCTTCTAATTCTCTTTTTAAGTAAAGATAAGACATCATCAGCCATCCTTACGCTCCTTATTTCTTTCTTTTTGTTCTAATTCAGCAGCAAATCTGTCTGCATCGACACCAAGTTTAAACCCATCAGCTTCTTGTGTGGCCTCAAACTTCTCTAAATCTGCAACAATTTTCTGTTGCTCAAGTTGAACCTTCGCCTCCAACTCTTTTTGGTCCATAGATATGCCTGCTGCTGCTTTTTCCCGATCAAGATCAAGTTTTGCAGTGTCCAATTGTTGTTTTGCTTGATCGGCCTGCTGTTTTCTTTGAACATCCATCTCACGAATGCCAAGCTCACGCTCTCTTTGCTTGACAATTGGATCTTCTTGCTGTGCTGCCATCTGCTCAGCCTGTGCTTGCTGCTGTTTCTTGCCCATCATTTGATCAGCAGCGTCCGCAATCATAACACTAAGTTGTTTTTCTATGTTCGGAGGTAGCGGTTCTCCAACTGGTGGAAGTGGTGCTCCAAGTTCTTGTTCTATTTGTCTACGGAATACAAATGCCAAGTGTTCACGAACATGTGCATCCAACGCACCGCTTACCGCACCACCTGCAGGACTGTTCTGAACTTCTTGTGCAAGTTGCGGGTCACTCTTAAGTGCCATGTGAACTCGCATATGTGCTTCGTGATCCTGATATTCATACGCTTTAACAGGAGCAAGTGTAAGCATGTCTTGATTTTCTGTTACAGGATCTTTAGGTGGGACCTCTTCTTGGTTTGGAACCACCTTGTCAGCATTAGGTATACCTATTAGATCCATCATTTGACGATGAAGCAATGGCATATCATAAAGATTCGGAGCCTGTGCAGCTAATTGTAGTGCAGCCTGATATTGCATAATTCTTTGAGCCATCGTTGATGCATTAGGATCAGACACTGGCACAACATCTATGCGATCATCAAAGTCCTCAAGCTTAATTGCTTCACCCTCATCTGTTTCGTAAGGGTAAGCAGGGTCTGTATAGTCAGCAATTATTTCTGCTAGTATTTTATATTCTTGCTTTAGGCTTGCATGTATCCTTGCCTGAATAGCAGACTGTACTTTCATAGCACGTTCCATAATTGCAAGAGTGGTCCCTACG